GTCGAACGGCTATTGCCGAACAACAACTGGGGTGTCATCATGCCGTAAGGCATGGCCTCCTAGGAGGTCTTGTGGGAAGTGAAATTATACTGGGAACGTCTGCTATAGTCACTGCGCCTAAAGGCCAGCCGACTCAGACTATCCCTGTATCGTATGTGATGCGAGATGACCTTCGGTCTGTTAAGCTTATGGGTAACTTTGTCACCCCCATGCCCTACACCCGATTGATTCATACCGCAACACCCATTCTCATGACAGGAACCAATTGGCAATCCTGGGAGACTGGTCACTCTGGTCCGATGTCTGCGGCCGGAACCCACTTAGCTACTAGCCCTGGGTCGCAATCTGCGTTTTCGCAGAAAGCAATTACTCAGGCTTTAGCACGAGCGAAAAACCAGCAAGTTAATCTTGCAATGGCTATCGTTACAGCCCGTCAGTCAATTGTATTAATCAAGGAAAGCGCTAGCGCAATCGTTGATATAATGCAAGCTGTCATGCGCCGGGATGTTCCCGGTGTTGTGAGAGCAGCAGGTGGTCGTAGTCACAGCAAAGCCCGAGTGCAATCTGCTATGGAGCAGTTGTTCGAGCGTCGCAATGTGAGTACGAAGTTTCTTGCTACTGTCTTCGGCGTGTTTCCACTTCTCAAAGATATTGAGGGTGGTGTTAACATGCTCGCCGATAACGGGTCTGTCTTGGAGTTCGTTGTGAAGGGATCCGCTGGAGTGAATAAGACGCGTGTTGCGTCTACATTTACACCTTGGATCACATGGTCCTATGGTCCGGGGATTCCAATCCCGAACTATGGTCCTATGATTGAGACGACTACCCATGAATCTATGAGTAGTCGTGCTTTCCTTCGTTATGCCATTGATTTACCGGCATTGCAACGAGCGGCGCAACTGGGTTTTACTAACCCAGCGTTATTAGCTTGGGATGCTCTTCCGTTTAGCTTCGTCCTTGATTGGGCAGTTAACGTGTCGCAGTACCTCACAGCTCTTGACTCTTCGTTTGGTCTCCGATATGTATCGGGTTGTGTCAGCGAGCGTCGTGTGCAAGAATCCACTTTTAATGTGGCTCCTTACACGTTAACTGGGACTCATCCTTCCGGTCAGGCAGTAACGCTTGTGAAAGCGACTTACACACCTGGCATGAAGCGAACGGTGAACTTTAAGCGAGTTGTTCTCTTAAATCAACCGTCTCCCTCGTTACACTTCAAGAACCCCTTGAGTGTCTTTTCAGCATTGGCTACTGCTGCTTTGCTGTCAAACGCATTCAAGACCAAACGTGATTTTCGCAAGTTTGAGCGGCAGTTTCGCTACAGACCTCGGAAGTCAAAATACCTACCCCCGATTAAATATCGGCCATAGCAGTCTGGAGGGCATATGCCCAGCATCAAAACGATCACCATCTTGGATGGTGCCGCTACCCCTGTAAGCCACGCTTTTACTCCTCAACGCATCACGAAAGACGAAGTTGCGGAATTCCGCGAACGCCTCGTCGGCCCGTTGATTGCGCAGCCGGAAATGAAACTCCAGCTGAAAGAGCAGAAAGCCAATGGCTTGAACGTCGTTGACCTACGGATCAGCGTCCCCACTGTTACTAACGTGGTCGGTGCGAACGGTGTGTCTGTTCCCACTGTCGTCTACTCGGAATCGGTGTTCTGCAGTTTCAAACTCCCCCAACAGGGGGTCACTGCAGGCCGCGCAAACATCCGTATGCTCCTGAGCAATGCTCTGAAGAATGCTGATGTTATCGCAGTCATCGATAACGGCGAGGCATTGATCGGTGCCTAACCGCCTGTGATCAACTGAGGGGCTTTGTTGTTCCTTAGGCCCTTGGATTAAGTTCCAAGGGATGTCTGTAATGCCAACCGGGTAATCTGTATCCCATAAGGTGATATATGACGAAGTCTGAGACTTCCATAAGTAACGAAAAGATCGTAGGAGCAATCTTGCGATCGATCGGTGGCGAGGTGTCAAATGATGTACTCACTAGTTTTAAAAAGGGAACTGCTGCTAATGCAGAGTTAGATCCCTCGACTAGAGGCCATCTTGACTTGCTCGCAATCTCCATGCCACTCGACATCTATGATTTTGATGTTGAGAATACTGGCATTGCTACACAACGGTTTAAGGCAGCCTATGCAAGCGTGAGCTTGTTAAGTAAAGCTACCTTTCTGAATGTCGATATTGACAAACGGGCTGTTGCAGTTAGCACGTGGCGAGATACCGAGGCACAGTGTCGAATCATTAACGACTATGGTAAAACCTTTTCGTCTATCGGAGTTAATTCTCCCCTTGAACCAATAATTTCATTGGCTAGGAAAAAGATAGCGAAATGTTTGTCACAGTATACCGTTAATGAGATGTTTGACTGCTGCCGGTTTTCCGGGGGTGCATCCACGTCTCTTTCGAGGCGCGAGGGTCATCCGGCTAATAAATATCGGGGTAAGCCCGACGTTACTCCTTCTGCTTTCAAGGTGGCGCAAGCCGCTGTTGAGTGCGACCAGCAATGGTGGTATAAGACAATCCTATCGTATGGTTCCAATCCTGTGGATTGGTTCAATATTGTGGGTGGAAGCGAATTGGATACGGTTCCGAAAAACTCCAAAGTCGATCGCGTCATTTGCATAGAACCTGATATGAATATGTATCTTCAAAAAGGTCTAGGCTTGATGATTCGTCGGAGGTTGAAGAAGATGGGAGTGAATCTTAACTCGCAGACTCTAAACCAGTATCTTGCGTGGGTTGGCAGCCGTACTGGCAGTCTAGCCACACTTGATCTTCGCAGTGCCAGTGATACTATTGCGCTTGCGATCGTGCAAGACCTCTTACCGTATGAGTGGTTTGCAGTTATTAATACACTGCGCTCCGCATATACACGTATAGATGGCTCGTACGAACCTTTGGAGAAAGTCAGTAGCATGGGTAATGGTTTTACGTTTGAATTGGAGAGCCTGATCTTTTGGGCCCTTACCGAAGCAACGTTAGACTATACCGGCTGCTGTGACCGTCGTCTTGCGATCTATGGTGACGATATCGTCGTTCATGGATCTGTGGCCCCTCTTCTTATCGAAGTGCTTTCCTATGTCGGTTTTAGTACGAATATGGAAAAGACTTTTATAAATGGGCCATTTCGCGAAAGTTGTGGTAAACACTACTTTCTCGGCAGTGACGTAACTCCTGTGTATATAAAGGAAGCGATTTCCACCCCTGAATCTTTGTTCCGCATGTGTAATGCATTTGCGGAATGGGGATTAGCTGAGAAAACACTCAAATACTTGCAGCTCCGATTAAAACCGGGTTACAGGAACAGGGTGCCTCGCAGGTATGGCCTTACAGCCGGATTATGGGAACCGTTATGTGATATTCCACCGCCGAAGTTTCGGCGTAGTATGTGGATATTCCGTTACTCCTCTATGAAAGTGCGCGTAGTCTCAAAGCCGATTAAGGCCTGGGAAGACCTGCACTATGCGTTAGGTTACGCGGATGGTTTGTTCGTGGATCCTAAACGTACCACTGGAGCGGCGTATTCTCGGGAAACCGGGAGTACGTCGTCCTGGGACTAATGTCCCGTTATTAACAGTTTAGCTCAGCTTGACTGTTAATAACTGACGCTCCCCCCGTGAGGGGGGAAGAAACCATCCGGTTTCATAGCAG